GCAGCAGACTCAGCAGAAGCAACACCAGAAGAAATAGCGTTTTGCATAGGCAAAACAGTACCAGAAGGTGTAGAAGCGCCACCGCCTTTAATGTAAGCAAGCATAGGATTAAGGCCAGCAGCCTGAAGATCCTGGACTTGACGTTGATAAGCAGTGTTAGACATACGCTCCTGAAAAGCAGTGTTTTCAGAAGCGATTTCACGATTAGCAGAGTTGGTTTCTCTTTGACCAAGAAAACCAGCAACGCCAGAAGCGGCAGTAGCAACAGGAGAAGTAAGCCATTCAAACCAAGACATATAAATCCTTTACCTTATGTGATTCCCGAAGGAATCACAAAAGGGATTAGAAATGATCGATCAAACCTGGCACAGAATACATTGGCAACGGACGAGCGGCGTTTATATTAAAAAACGCATCCAGCAAAAATTGCTGACCGTTAGCTCCAGTACCGACCGCCAAATTGCGAGACAACGGAGGAGTATCCTGAATAAAAGTGGAATTAAGAGTAGGGAGAGAAGTAAAACGCTGAGCATAATGCCAGGGGTCGATAGTGCCAGCAGCGGTAGAACGGAACAAACCAGTAATCTCCGAAGGGTTGTAACGATATTCAGCCCAACGTTCTTGATAACCAAAAACGTTGTTATCGTTAGCATCCCCACGAACATAAATCTCTTTGTTCAAAATAGCTTGTTCACCAAGCATAGCAAAAGCAGGGAAATAATAATCGTATCGGGTAGAACGGCTCCAATGACGCCGCAAACCCTGCTGATAAGTTAGATCAGCACGAACAGAAATAACACCAATAACATAGCCATGCTCAACAAATGATTGAGTAAAGCCATGATTATGAGCACTATAAGTGCCCATAGCAGCCAAGTTACCTAGAGGTGTTGTAGAACCAGAGACACCAGTGGATGAAGTCTGAGCAATAGGAGAAATAGAAATAGGTGTGGAACCGCCACCCAAATATTCAGGGCGTTGCAAACGCGCATCTGGTGAAGTTACACCAAAATGTGATCGGATTATCTCGGTATAACGAGTACCACCACGAGCATCACGCTCGAGCAACTTTTGAATCTGAAAAGATTGGCGAAGTTGATTAATAGTAGCAGCTGTAGCCTGACTTAAATCAGCAAACAGAGGAACCAAATCATTGGTTCCAGTACCTGTAGAAATAGCGTAAGGAGCCCCAGTACCGATAGTATTCAAAGGACGGTTAACAGCACCTTGCTTAATAGCTACTTGAGAAACGCCAGTAGTACCAGTCCAAGCAATCGGAGCAGAAGTTCCCAAAGGCAAAGTTACAGGTGTACCGCCTTTTTGGGGCCAAGGCAACGCACTGGTAAAGTAATCGTGACGTTTACCACGTCGACGAATTTGATAATTAGTAGCAGGAGCTGTGTCTGGGCCATCACCAAGATCAACAGTAACAGAATTCTGTAAATTCTGATCACGGAACCATTCGTTATAAATCAAATTATAGGCACGTGTAGGTAACGCCGAATGTGAAACCGTATTACCAGCGCCGACTTGACCAACCGTCGGAAGACCAAAATAGTCTTGTAAGGAGCCGATAGCGTATCCACCAGATGGTGATACTTGTTGAGGGATAGAGTAAGAAATAGAATCGGCAGGGTTATCTTGTTCCCCCATAAACTTAACCCAATTGTTCCAAACCAAACGATTAGGAACAAAGAAAAAGAACGAGTCCAAATGGAGATTATCCATAACTGGGAAAATCGGAGTTGCCAGACGTCCGAACATGGTGAGCGAGACATTAAACGTATCACCGGGTAAAACCTCCTCACACATAATAGGAACAATAAAACCACTATCAAAAGTGGTTTTAAGGGTTTTTTGCATAGTAAAACGTGACCGAGGAATATCGGCACGAGGAACCATAGCAAAGCTATGGGTATCAACAGACTTGTTGTGCATCATAAAAAACTCCAAAAAAAAAAGCACCCCCGAAGGGGTGCAAGGATCAAGAAGAAATCACGTCCTTAGCACGGACGAGAACAGTAGGAACATCAAGAGAAAAAGAACCAGTATTGTCGTCATAAGTACCGAGCAAATACAAATCGAAATCGTCTGGATGTTTATTAAGCTGATTATCAGCGGCAGAACGATTTACTTCATCAGTAAAATCACGAACAGCAACATTACGATGTGGAACAAAAAAAGGACGATTAAAGACTTCAGCGGCACGGTCTTTAACGCAAACAACAAAATGTAACATGATTGATCCTTAAATTATAGAAAACGTTTTGAAAGAGAAGATCGAGAAGTACTGACCAGATGCCTGGCAGACTTTCGAACTGGAAGGTTTTCATAAGCTAAACGCTCAACCTCCATATCGGCACGAGCCGATGAACGAAATTGCATATCCAATGCAAGATCAGATCCTAGCTCCTTAAGCAAAGTTTTATAAAAACGAGGAACAGGAGCACGTGACCCTTGTGAGGTCACAACAGAAGCTGATGGAAAAACATCAGACATAAAATAATCCTTAAACCAAGATCGACCAATACCCTTGGACATGATCAAAAATTCAGGATTTGGAAGAACAACTTCACCAGTCACCTCATCGGTAAACAATGGTTCGGGTTGTTGTAGCCCTTTAATCTTTTTCAAGATATATCGGGCAATGTATGCTGCAGACTCAAAATTAAGGGAACCAATCAAATGATTTCCCTTAACCCAATGCCGGGCAACTACATCAGAGGTAAAAGTGCGGTCACCACCGCTAGCACGACCAAAAGGACGCCGATCCTCAGAAAAATCCTGACCAAATAAGGCGATATGAAAATGTGGTCTCTTAGTTTTATCACCGTATTCTCCAGAAGCAACATAACGAAACTTATAACCAGATTTGCGCAATCTTTTAAAAAAGCGTTGCAGGTCATCTTTATAAAGCTGACCGTGTTCGGGTAACCAATCGTCGTTATATGTGAGGTTGAGCATACAAGACACTTTGTGCATTTGCTGTTCGTGAGTGATCCGAATCGCCCACTCTCTTGAATAGGCAAGCCGACACTCTATACACTGGCCGCACTTGATTGGGCCGTGTTGGGGATGTGACCAGAGAGCAGAGCACACAGTACCCTTTAAAGACGGATACCGCCGCGCATAGGGCCCGCGGTGATGTTGATCATCTTAGTAGTAGACACATTGCGCTTGAACTTAGAAGCTGAAGCGCCTTTATTGGCAGAGTGACGAGCAAGAGGTTTCATGATGAACTCCATTAAAACAGACAAAGAAAAAGGTGTCAATAGGCACAGTTACATCAAGTAGCGAACTGTGCCAAAGCAGCTTACGCTGCAGAAGCGGAATCCGGAACGGACGAGGAATCACCCTTGGTCGAAGGCGGTGGAACCGCCAAACCAAGGCGAACCGCCTCATCACGATTGTTAGGATCCGCAAAAAATTCCAAAAATTCTTGTGGAGAATTGTGGAAGCGAGAACGGACTTTAGCGTCCATACGCATGAAGTTTTCGTCAGCCTGACGAACAACATTCATAGCAGACTGGAAGTCAAAAACACCCTCATAGTCAACGTATTGAGGCATAGAAACAGGGTCTGGAAGATGACCAGTCTTCATAAAACGATCAACAATATTGTTGATATCGGACTCATCTTTAAACTGCTGTTGAGTTAAAGAAGGGTCATCACAAGCAAGACCAGAAGAAACAGACAAAGCATCATGCTTGTCATAAGCAGAAATGAATTTCATAAAAAAAACTCCTTAACGTTTGATAAGACGAACAACATCTAACAACGTTTGGATAGCTGGAGCGTATTGTTTAAACTCCTTACCAAAATTGTCAGCTTGCATAACAGCATTACGTTCAAGCGTAAGCAAATCACCTTCAACCATGGTTTTGAGAGCCATCCATTGAAGTGATTTTTCACGCTGAACATCGGTAAGTCTTTGCTGAGTAAGCAAAGGAATCTGAGCAGAAAGTTGCTTAGCAGCTGCAATTAAGCGATCGCCTTCAAGAGGTATATTCTTAATTTCAGCTTGAATCTTGTTAACTTGATTCTCCATAAAATTAATATGCGACCGCTTTTGATCAGCGGACGCAAGATTAAGAGAATTCTGAGTTTCAGTTAACCAAGAATTAGCACGCTTCAAAATAGTATCTTGCTGAATATTGGCAATTTCAGAAGGAGCTTTTGAAGTACGAGCAGCAGACTCAGCAGAAGCAACAACAGAA